TATTTTCTTCTGTTATGAAGGTATTGTATAATTTGCTAAGTCCTTCTTTGTTGTTAAAGAAGACTGTTGTTTGATTAGTTAGTCCTAATTTATCAAGACTAACTGATATTTGACATTTTTCAGAGTATTCGGATTCGGAATAAGGAGTTGCAACTACAAATTTATATTTTTTATTCATAATTTAGTTTGTTTTTACATCATAAGAGGTAAATATAAATATATTATCTCACAAGGAGACTCACAAATCAACATAAAGTTTTAAAATTATGAAAAATTCCATTAAAAATATAATAAAAAATGATAGCACATTAACAGAATGTGATATTCCTTTTATTCGCAGCTTCTATTCTTCTTTATTAAAGGAACAAGACGAAGAAACAACAGAAGATGTAGTTGCTGCAACAAATAATGGAAAAAATGTTGCTTCTCCAGAAGATTTTTCACCAGAAAAAACTAAAGCTGATTTTGAAGGCTCATTAGAAGCAGAAACAGATCCACAAGACTTCGACACCGAAGGATTAGATCCTAATATTTCAACAGAAAGCGTTAAACAAATTAAAATGTGGTCTTCAAAATTAGATAATTTTGCTGGTTTCTTAAACGATCCTTCATCGCAATCCCTTCATAAAATATTAGCGGATAGTGATAAACCAGGGAGTCTTTTAAGAGGCGTAACTAGAAAAGCATCAGACAGTATTACAAGAATTGCTGGTGAAATTGAAAAATTAAAAGAAGTGTTGAACTCGTTCATCATTATGGCTCCTAAAAAGCTAAGAGATAGTGAACAAATCGGTTAATATAAATTTTCTAAAACAAATTTATAATCAATTTCAGTCAAATTATCGGCAACTGCCCACTCATTAAAATCTTTAAATGGAACATCTGGCCATTTAAAGACATATTCTCGATTTAAAAGTAGTTTAGTTATATTTTCCTTTGCTGCTTGATCAAATTTTGGATTATCAAGAACCCAGATTCTTTTATGGAAGGGAAAATTTTGCAATTGTGTGTTTTGTGTGTCTGTTAGAGTAAGACCTGCTACACCTAGTCCATTTCTAACAAAAATAGCATCCAATGCACCTTCAAATAGAAATAAAGCATCTATTTCAGGTTCTAATCTATCAATTCCAAATAAAGACTTATCAGAACCAAACTTTCCTAAATATCTTGGCTCAATTCCATCTAGTGCTCTTGTTTGATAAAAAACTATCTTACCATTAAAGTCGTAATAAGGAATACATAATCTATTTCTGTGAAAATTATCAGTTAAACTTATGAAATAAGAACGGCTTTTATTTATGGCAGTATCTAGTTTTCTACTAGAGATATATTCTAATGCACTTTGAAAATTTTTATTGGTTCCATAAAAAATTTGCTGTTGATTATCTAACAAATTTATAGAATCATGAGGTAAAACCATAGAACTAGTGTATGTTTTTTTGTTATTTGATATTTCACTAGAAATATCCCTAGAAAAACTTCCAGAATGAACCTCTGCAAAAATTTCTTCCCTTGTCATTCCACTTACTTGATACAACCAAGTATAGGAATTCCATGATTTAGTACAATTGAAACAATAAAAGCTATTTGTATCTGGGTAATAAAATAGTCGCTTCTTCTTCAACCAACTTTTTCCTTCCCTACAAACAGGACAAGATGCATTATAAGCTCTCGTATGTCTATTATACGAAGGACTACCACTGTAGGTATAGAATTTCTCTAAAATATAATTAGAAGGTAGATTTTCCACCTAAAAACTATATGAAAGTTTTTCTAATATGTCAACAAATTATTTTATCTGTCCCAATATGGTCTATAATCTCTGTCAGAGTCTAAGTCATTGTCCCTATCATCATCAAATGTATCTTTAAAAGAATTTTTAAATGTAGATTTTATATCCTCATCAGCTTCTAGTGGGTCTTCAAACTCAGAATCGGCATCATCAATCTCTAGTGTTGGTGTAAATGAACCATCATCTTCTTTAACGGATAGAGTATTCCCTTGTTTTTGCAACAATCCCTTTTTTATTAAAGAATCTACAACTTCTTTAGAATCGTTAAATTGTGCTTCTACGTCACTCAAAGAAGTTTCGACATCAGATTGCTTCACGAATTCATAAATAGCAGATTCTAAAGATGTCATCTCCTCAGATTCGCCTTCTTCTTCTGGCATATCGGAAGTGTTTTCACCAGGAACTACTAGATTATACTCATCATGAAGAATAAGATTAACTACAGCCTTAGTCATTCTATCGGTATATGTCTTCCTTCTATCTCCTTTGTTTTTATATACAGAATCAACTGACATATTAACAGCATTTCGCAATTCATCAAAATCTGAAGGATTTCTTGTTTTGATACCTTCAACAACACTAGACAATAATTGTTTAATAGAATCTTCCGAAAGATTTGCATATCTAGGACTGCCCGACCAAGAATTAACAATAACATCAAAGTCTCCGCTATTTAACTTTTCTAACATCTTGTCAGAATCAATTGAAATATTGGCATATTTTAAATTTTTTGCAGTACGGCCCTCTTCTAACATTTCACTAATTATATTGTTGGCTAAGTTATCAAATTTCATATTTAATTATTACTTATCTTTTGTGAAGTATTTTTAAGGAATGTAAATATCAGAAATCAAACTCGCATCTTCACCAAACGGTTTTCCATCAACATCTACATAAAGTTCTGTTAGTTTTATTCTTTCTTCTGGATTACCAAATATTTCAATTACAGGGGGACCATCATCAGTAGGAAATACTCGGCCATCTTGTTGACGATATGATTGAACAAATGTTTTAAAAATATTATCAATTTCATCCCTATATACTAAATCATCATCTCTTAAATCGTCTTTAACGAAATCAACCGGAGAAACACTTGTTAATGGTATAAAAAAGATTATATCAAAATCTTCCAATGCTCGTCTCACCATAATTCTAGATTGATCTAGAAACTTTTCAGAAACTTTTCCATTTAAAAAAAGCCAAGAAGAATATGCTAAGTTATCAACAATACATCTATCAAAAATAACATTATCTTTTCTTGTATATTGACTAGATTCTTTCACTAGTGCCTCTAAAATAGCCATCTGACTATCTTCTGTTCCATTTTTAGAGTGTGGAAGTTCTTTATCTTTTATGAAATCTCTATATGTAGTAGCTGGTGTTGTATACGAAGTCCATTTTTTCAAAAAATCTTTAACATATGTAGATTTTCCCGTGCAGTGTGTTCCTGAGATTGCTATTTTCATAAAACAATAGTATTAATTATTTCTGGGAAAAAGTCAACCATTTCTTTTGAAAAAAGATCATGATCTTCGTATTCTTTGTGTATAGAAACATTTTCTATTAATATCGAAGGATGTTTTTTTCTCATTTCTATGAGAATTTCTCTTAGATTTTCAACATCATCACGATACCAAGAGGAATCTATGAATGGACATGTGGAAAACAATATGGCTTCCATTATTAGCTTATATTGTTCTTGTGTTAAATTTTCAATTGAATAGTTGTTCACTATTTGAAATCTAACATAAGTTTTAAAAAAATCAAGTTATTCTGATCTAGGAATGGAACTATTTTGATTTAAAATTACCATTAAAGTGTCTTCAACTTTTTTTAATGAAGACAAATCATCTGTATCTAGATTTATATTTGATAATTCTCTTTGATCTTCAAGATTATCAGAAGAAGATTTGTACAAAGCATCCTTTAAAGCTTTTAAAAGTGTTTTATACTTAATAACGTCTAAAACAACATCTTTAGGTTCTGGTAAAGCGGAAGGTATTTTAGAATCCATTTCAGATGGCTCAATTGAAGGTTCTTCTGTATTATTTAAATCTTCTTCATTTAGCACAGAATGTAATAGTTTTAAAAATTTGCTCATTTGATATTATTTATCCTAAAATATTATTATAATTGATTAATATTTAAAATTTTTAGAAAAGAATTCTAAATCTTCTCCACTAGGGACTCCTAGTCTTATAGATTTATAATATCCTTCAGTATTATTAAATAATAAAGGATTCTTAATTTCTTTAAAATATTTTGTTTTCTTTTTTATTATAGTTTTAATATTTTTACCAAATTCACTATAATTCATAAAATATTTACTATATTCAGAATTTATTATAATATCTTCTTTATATATAGTGAATATCTTAATATTTAAATCTCTAAAGATTAGTATAAAGCTTTCTAGTAGTTTGTCAAGTTCTTTTTCTAAGAAAAATTTAAAGTATTTTTCTTTTTGTGTAATTAGTTTATCTTTAAGTAGATCCCATTCATCAAAATCTCTTATAATATTTTTAGTAATTATAGGAAGATATTCATTTATAGGAAATATTATTACTCTTTGCGATATATAATATATTAAAAAATCTTTAATTTTTGATTTTTCTGACATCCATATCGACTATAGCATCTATCAATGCGTTTTCAACTATTTCTTTAGGTAAAGCTAAAGAAGCTTCCGATATTGTTTGCGAAAATTCTGAAAGTTGTTTTTTAAATTTGTTTTTAAATTCAACTGTTTTTATTAAATCTTTTTTTGACAAGTTTTTGTATGTTGGGGCTTCTTGGAAAGAAAATGTCTCCAATAATGGTTCTGCAATAGAAGCAATCATGTAAGATACTCTTTTATATAATCGATCTAAAGGAGATGTATATGTTTGACCTTCTATTAAAATAGAACTAGCCATGTTTAAAACATATGTTAAAACAGCAGCTTTTTCGGCTTGTACTGCCGATTTATTTAAAAATTCTACACCTCTTACATGTGTATTTCCATAAGGATTATGACAACATCCACCACCACGTGATTCTGAACCACAATATATACAACCAGATGCGTTTATATGTACATGAGTATCTGTAGGTGAATATATACACCCTTTACCATAAGATTCAGATCCACAATATATACAACCAGCAGAATTGTTCATTTTTAATATTTACTTTTTAAGTACAAAAATTCCAATACTAGTTTCTTTTAAGATTTTTAGGAGGAGTACCTATTCTAACATTTATTATACCATTATAGTAATCATCACTTAATAAAACGTCTCTACTAATCTGTTCTTTGATTTCTTCGTATGCTAATTCCCATTTAGAACCACAAGTTTTAAGTATTTTAAATGTAAAATTTTCTTTTCCGTGTTTTAGTATGTCTTCGTTAAGAACATTTGAAGAACTTGTATATGATTTCCAATCAGATTCTTTAAAATCTATTCGATTTCTTGTTTTTCCCTTTAATGGTTTTCTTTTTATCTTCGATTGGCATTGTTTTTTTCCAATATATTTTTTATTATTGATATTATTTGTTATTTCATAAATAAAACCAAATGTTTCTTCTGTTATAATAACATTTTCAAGTAAAAACCAATGACCGAAATCCATTATAATGCCTTTCTTTGAAGATTTCTTCTGATAATTAATGATTTGTTTTTCTTTTTAGATTTATTTTTACCTTTTTTAGAAAATCCACCATAAACATATCTAGCATCTCCTCTTGCCATAGAATCACTGTTATTTACATTAGAGGGTGGATTGTATACTGGTTCTTGTGGAGTACCTAATGATCCCCCTGTTCCAGCAGCATTCATATTTTCTAAAATATTATTAACTAACGCTTGAAAATTGTTTAACATATAGTATAGTTGTATAATATTTAATGCCATTATGGATATTTTCTTAAAATATAAAGAAGAAATTGATGAAGATACAAAAATAGATCAAATAAATCTATTAGATCGTCAAATGATGCATCCGGCAACTAGACACAAGTGGGTTGCTAGATTAATCCAACACAAAAGAACAAAAAATGAGTTGGAGAGAAGAAAAAAACTTTTAAAAGAAGAAGTTGTTAAGACTTTAGAAGAAAAAGGCATACCTACTGGTCTTCCGAAGGCAAGTTTAATGTCTAAAGTTGAAAATTCTGACGGAATTAAAAAAATAACACAAGAAATAGAAGATGTGGATCTTATGATCGAATATCTTGAAAGAGTCGAACAAATTTTTAAAAGCATGACATATGATTTAAAAAATATAGTAGATATCTCTAAAATGGAAATGACTTGATGGTAGAACTAACTCTAGTAAAACAAAACGGACAGATATTAACAGATTCAAATACGTTAAATATCATCCGTGAATATTTTTCTATAGCAAATCCTGCATATAGAAAAAATGTTCCATACATTCCTAGTCGTTTATATTGTATAACACCTGGAGGAAAGTTTGATATTGGATTAACTGGAGAAATAATAAAGTTATTGGAAGAAAATAATTATATTTTTAATATTTCAGATGAAATTAGGAAACAATTTTCATGTGGTTTTGAAAATCCTACTATAACATCTTTAGCTTTTGAGTTTAGAGATTATCAAGAAAAATCTATCATAGCCGCCATAAAACAAGGAAGAGGAATTACAGTTATTCCAACTGCTGGTGGTAAAACTCTTATATGTGCTGGTTTAATAGAAAGCACTAGAGCAACCTTAAACGATCCCAATGCTCTAGTATTAGTAACCGTACCTTCTATACAACTTGTAGAACAAACCGCTAATGATTTTATATCATATGGATTGAAAGAAGTAACTAAATGGTCTGGAAAAAATAAATTAGATTCTTCTGCTAGAATAATTGTAGCAGGAACACAGATGTTAATGAGTGATAAGACAGATGTATCTATATTATCTGATGTAAAATTGTTATTAATGGATGAATGTCATTCACTTAGAAGAGGAAATGAGATTAATAAATTGTTAAAACTAGTAACAACTCCTCATAGATTTGGATTTACAGGCACAATGCCAACCTCAAAAATCGATCAGTGGAATATAATTGGAAAATTAGGACCAATAACATTTGAACAAAAGACATTAACACTAAGAAATCAAGAATATATATCTAATTTCAAAATAATTATCTTAAATGTACAACATAATACAAGACCAAAAGCAGTAACATCCATAAATCCATCTGCTGCATATGAGAGTGAGTTAGAATTTTTAATAGAAAATACAAGAAGGAATGAAATTATTTGTAATCTTTCCGATAAATTAACAAATAATACGTTAATCATGGTTGATAGGATATCACATGGAGAAATATTAGAAGAAACTATTAGAAAAATATGTGATTCTACAAGACCTATCTATTTTATAAGAGGTTCAACTGAAATAGAAGACCGTGAAAACATAAGATCATTTATGAATGATCGTAGTGATGTTATAATAATTGCGATTTCAAAAATTTTTAGCACTGGAATTAACATTCCAAATCTTCACAACATTATTTTTGCATCTGCTGGCAAAGCTAAGATTAAAATCATGCAATCTATAGGAAGAGCACTTAGATTACATCCAACTAAAAGCATGGCTAATATATTTGATGTTGCGGACAATACCAAATATGGAAGATTGCATTTAATAGAACGTAAAAAATTATACAATTTAGAAAAATATGAATACACCGAAAAAAAAATATCGTAAAAAAAGTAAAGAAACTGATGAAATCCACTATACCGCAGAAGAAGCAGAACTTCTAGGATTAGATATTGGATTTGTTGATGACGAAGAATCAAAAGAAGACGATTCAAAAGAAGATGAAGAGTCTTATGATGAAGAGGAATTTAAAATAGATTATGATAAAAAACCTAAAAATAAAAAGAAAGCCGACAAAGAAAAGTTTTATGTAGATCCTAAAGAATTTGATACTGAAATCATATCATATTATGAATCAAATATATTGACTGATAAATTAGCTCAAATGGTTAATAAAATTGCACATAAATTAAGTTATGCTCCTAATTTTATCAATTATTCATACAGAGAAGAAATGGTTGGTGATGGTGTTATAAGAATGTTTAAGGCATTGATGTCTAAAAAGTATAATCATGTAAAGGGTACTAATCCCTTTTCTTATTTTACTAGAATAGCATTCAATGCATTTAGAAATAGGATTAAAAAAGAAAAACACATACACGAAACTCATGAAAAATATAAAAATGAATTTTTGATGTTTACTGAAGGTTATAGTAATATTGTAAAAAACAATAAAAACAAAACAACGCATACTGATTTGTGATTAAAAATAAAAACATAGGAATATTTTCTGATATTCACATAGGACTTGGTCAAAATAGTTCTATGTGGCATGAAATTGTTTTGGATTTTGCCAAATGGATTAGTGATAAATATAACTCATTGGGTATAAGTGATATTATAATACCAGGTGATATATTCCATAACAGAAGTGAGATTGGTGTTAATACAATTTCTGTTGCTAATGAATTTTTTGAAATATTAAAGGATTTTAATATCTATATATCCACTGGAAATCACGATAGTTTTTATAAA